TTAACAGTGCTGGCATGTGCGGCGAAGGCGGCATGTCAGTTATCAACTCTGTGCTTCCGGGTGTGGGGGGGAGCTCACCGTTCGGTTCTGGTGGCCATGCGTCGAACTCGGCGCAGCCGGGGTCGGGCTTTGGGGCTGGTGCCAGTGGCGTGCACGCGGCGACGAATTCGGCGGCTAAGCCGGGCGCTGCGGGTTCTAAGGGTGTAGCGATTTTCGAGGAATACGCATGAGGCTTTACGCGTGGGTTTATGAGGGGATCGTGCGCGAGCTTAAGAGCATTGCAGGCGATATCTCCAAGATGTTCCCGGCGGTGTTTGTCTGGGTGCCTGTGCCTGATGGGGTTGTGCCGGCGCTGGGCTGGCGTGCTGTGAAAGGCGCTCAGGGCTGGGTATTTTCTCCGCCATCGGCTCCCGATCGCACAGCGGACGAGCTGGCCAAGTTGATCGCCGATGAGCGTTACCGGCGCGAGGGCTTTGGCGTAGTCGTGGATGGCTTGCCGATCGACACCACGCGAGACAGTCAGTCGCTCATCGCCGGCATGGCAGTGTCAGCCCTGATGGATGCCGGTTATCGCTGCAACTTCAAGACCGGTGCCGGATTCGTTGAGCTGGGTGCGGTGCAGATTCTGGCCGTTTCGTCGGCTGTTCGTGCGCATGTGCAAGAGTGCTTTGACCGTGAGAAAGCGTTGCTGGAAACGATCGAGGCTGGCGAATTCGTCGACGATATGCTGACTGAAGGTTGGCCGGTTCCTGCTCCGCCTGCAGTGCAAGAGCCTGATCCAGATCCGGCGCCTGAAGTAGAGCCCCAATAAACGCCCCGCACTGACGGGGCGTTTTCTTTTCCGTTACGCGTAACACGAACACCCCTTACAGCCTCGCTTATGCGGGGCTTTTTCGTTTCTGGAGATTGACCCTTATGGCTGGATCTTTTTTTCACGGCGTGACGACCACGCTGATTGATACCGGTGCGCGCACTATCTCGCTGCCGTCATCCTCGATCATCGGTCTGTGCAGTACCTTCACCCCGGGCATTCTCGGCGGCGGCACGGCCAAGGCTGGCGAGCTGGTGCTTCTCACGACCGAGCGCGAGGCGATCGCTGCATTCGGTACAGACTCAGCGATCACCAAGGCCGCCCAGGCGATCTATGTGCGCGCCAAGGCGGTGATTGTCGCCATCGGCGTGCCCAAGCTGGAGGATGCCGCGCTGCAAACCTCAGCGATCATCGGCGGCGTTCTCGCCGGTGGCCAGCGTACCGGCCTGCAAGCGTTGCTTGACGGCAAGAGCAAGCATAACGCGCAACCCAAGCTGTTGATCGCGCCGGGGCATTCGGCGACGCAGGCCGTGGCCACCGCCATGGACGCACTGGCCGCCAAGCTGCGCGCGATCGCGATCATTGACGGCCCGAACACCACCGATGAGGCGGTGCTGGCCTACGCCCAGGAGTTTGGCAGCAAGCGCGTTTATCTGGTCGATCCGGGTGTGCAGTACTGGGACACCGTCACCAGCGCGACGATCGACGCCCCGGGTTCTGCCTGGGTGGCGGGCCTGTTCGCGTGGACCGATGCGACCTACGGCTACTGGGCTTCGCCGTCGAACAAGGAGTTCGTGGGCATCACCGGTACCACTCGCCCGATCGAGTACCTGGACGGCGACGAAACCTGCCGGGCCAACCTGCTCAACAACGCCAATGTCAGCACGATCATTCGTGATGGCGGTTATCGCCTGTGGGGCAACCGCACGCTGTCGAGCGATCCGAAGTGGTCGTTTGTTACCCGCGTTCGTACCTGCGACATCCTCATGGATGCGATTCAGGCGGGCCACAAATGGGCCGTTGACCGCTCGATCACCAAAACCTACGTCAAGGATGTGACCGAGGGTCTGCAAGCGTTCCTGCGCGACCAGAAGAACGCCGGCGCGATTATCAACTTTGAAGTCTACCCGGACACCGAAAGGAACACGGCGAGCGAGCTCGAGCAGGGCAAGGTGTATTGGCGCATCCGTTTCACCGACGTTCCGCCGGCAGAAAACCCGAATTTCCTGATCGAAGTCACCAACGAATGGTTGACCGAAGTGCTTGAAGCCTAAGGGGGCTTACTGATGATTCCTCAAGTTCTGAAGAACATGAACCTGTTTGTTGATGGCGTCAGCTTCGCCGGCGACGTACCTACGCTGTCACTGCCCAAGCTGACGGAGAAAACCGAGGACTATCAGGGCGGCGGCATGTTCGCCCCGATCGAGTTCGGCATGGGCATGGAAAAGCTGGAGGCGGCGTTTACCACCAACGGCGTGCGCCGCGAGTCGCTGAAGTTCTTTGGTCTGGCTGACCAGACGGCCACGAGCCTGACGTTTCGCGGCGCCTTCGCCGATCTGAAAGGCCGCGTGACACCGGTGATCGTGACCCTGCGCGGCGGCGTGAAAGAAGTGGATATGGGCGACTGGAAGCCGTCCACCGTGGGCGAAATCAAGCACGCCCTGAAGCTCACGTATTACAAGCTCGAAATCGACGGTCGTCTGATGTACGAGCTGGACCCCCTCAACATGATCAAGGTTGTCGACGGCGTTGACCAATTGGCTGCCGAACGCTCGGCCCTCGGCCTGTAAGGATAAAGAAAATGACTCAAGAAACTGAAAGCAAGCCGCTGCCGTCGTGGCTGTCGCTGAGCGATGCGGGCGTTACGGTAACGATGAAGGGCTCCGTCAATATCGGCGGCGTTGTCACCGATCGAGTGACCATGCGCGCGCCGACCGTGCGCGATGACCTCGCCGCCGTTGCCGCTGGCAAGGGTGATTCCTCGGTGTATGAACTCAACTTGTTGTGCAGTCTTTTGGAGGCCACCGAGCCGGAGCTGAAGGCGTTTTCCATGCGCAACTACAAGCGCCTCTTGGCGGGCTATTTTCGCATGGAGGAAGAGGACGAGCTTTGACCGGGAAACGCAGGGGCTAGCGGCCCGACGCTTGGCAAGGGAGACAGGTTTCTCCGCTGCCGAGATCGAGGCCATGCCCTTTGACCGGATGTTGTGGTGGCTCAGGGAATGAGCCGCTTTCGCCCAAGCGAATATAGGTCACGCACATGAGCAACAAGCTAGCGCTAGGGCTGGTGATTGGTGGCGCCATCAGTTCATCGGTAGGAACGGCGTTCAAGGACGTCACCGGCCGCATCAAGAAGTTGGAAGAAGCCGGGAAAAAGGCCCGGGTGCTTGAAAAGTCCATCGGCGAAACCATGCGTCTGCGTGAGGAATGGTTGAAGGCGCACCGGGATGGCGCGAAAGGCGCTGACAAGTTGCGCGAGCGACTGGAGGCCAATCTTGCCGCGCTGAAAAAGCAGGGTGTCGAGGTTCGCAACCTCGGCAAGGCTTACAGCCAGATGGGCAGAATGGCGCAGGCCGCCGAGCTGAAAGCCAAGGGCCACATGCAGCTCGATGCCGGCAAGCAGCAGATGCGCAGCAGTATCGGGCAGGCGGTGGCGGGCACGGCGGCGATGGCCGTTCCGGCGAAGATCAGCGCGGACTATGGCGCGATCATTCGTGACATTGCGATCAAGGCCAACATTGCCAACACGCCCGAAGAAGCGACGTTGTCCAAAACTGTGATCGACACGTCACGCGATACCGGCATGGCGCGCAATCAGGTGGCCGAGGTGGTCAACGCCCTGGTGGGCGCCGGCATGGAGCTGGATAAGGCGCTGGCCTACGCACCGACGGCGGCAAAGTTCGCTGTGGGGCAGGGGTCGGACGGCACCGAAACCGCCAAGATGATCAATGCCTTGGGGCAGAACGCCAAGATCACTGACCCGGCGATGATGCAAAAGGCGCTTGAGGCGATCGCCTATCAAGGGCAGGCGGGCAGCTTCGAAGCGGCCGACATGGCGCGCTGGTTTCCTGAATTGCTCGCGGGCATGGGTAAGCTTGGCATCACTGGCATGGACTCGGTGACGCAGCTCGGCTCAATGCTTCAGGTGCAGATGAAGACGGCCGGCGGTTCCGACGAGGCGGCCAACAACCTCAAGAACTGGATGGAGAAAATCGGTTCCGGCGACACGGTCGAGGCTTACAAAAAGGCCGGCATCGACTATCAGGGCTCGATGAACACCGGCCTGCAAAACGGCAAGTCGACCTTGGAATCCAGCTTTGCGCTGGCCCAAAAGTACATCGAGGCGACCGACCCCAAAAAGGCCGCCGAGATGGCCAAGGCCACGGCCGCGATCAGCAAGGAAGCGGACCCCGAGAAAGCCAAGGCAATGATCGCCTCGCTGGAGTCGGCGCTGCGTACCGGCGACCTGTTCGCCGACATGCAGGTCAAGGGCGCCTTGACCGCGTACATGCAGAATAAAGACCTGTACGACAAGCTGAAAAAGGACTCAGCCAGCGCGACCGGGATTCTGGATAAGAACCTGGAAGAACGCCGGCAATCCTCGGCGCAGAAGCAGGCCGAAATGGTGCAGGGGCTTGATGACGCCATGCGCGGCATTGGTGACGCCATGCGGCCGGTGGCAGATGCGGTCGTGGACGGTATCGCCTCGGTTACGGGCGGCATTGCCAAGTTTGCCGACGAGTCGCCGCGAGTAGTGTCAGCGATCGGGCTGGCCACGGCCGGCATCATTGGTCTGTCAACGGCCATGAGCGGCCTCAAGATGGCCAAAGGGCTGATGAACATCGGCCGTGGCTCGCTGATGGGTAACCCGAACATCCCGCAAAAGGTCATTGTGACCAACCTGCCGGCCGGTGGCGCGGGTAGCGGGCTG